GCTTGGTGACGCCGCAGCGGAGCTTCTGGATACCCCCCGACCGTTCAGCGCGAGTCATCTCAGAGAGGCTGGTGGGCGAGATGACATACGTCGATATGTCTGAGAACTTGCCGCCGGCCGAGGTTCTAGCGTTGCAGCCGGATACCGGTGTCATAAAGGTATTAGCCGAACGCCCCGGTGGCGCAGCGCAGGATTACATCGTTTCGACCAAGACCACATCTGAAGCGAATTTTGTTGAACGCAATACCGCTGGGTTCGACCCCGGTGCTGAATTGCTTTCGGACATCGGGTTGCGCGATACTACATTTACCCTTACGAGCGGCACCAATATGGAGTTGGTGACCGAGGCGATCGGTACTGCGGTCATCCTTGTCAGTAGGATTAACCCGCAGATACAGGAATACTGCCGCCTTGAAGACATCAACATACTGACCGGCGAGATAACGGTCGCGCGTGGTTGCGTCGATACCGTGCTGCACGAGTTCAAGGCGGGCGACAAGATCTGGTTTCAGAATCACGTACCGACTACCGACTTTAGGGATTACTCAATCAGTGAACACGTCCAAGTCAAACTCCTCACACGCACGTCAAGCGAACAGCTTGACCCCGCTCTTGCCGATGTAGATGAGGTTATCATTGCCGGCCGGCAGGGGCGTCCCTATCCACCGGGGAACCTGATGGTGTCAGGCGTGCCGTATGAAACCAACATGATAGCTACCCTAGCCGATCGCGCTATCACTTGGTCGCACCGTGACCGGATCACGCAGGGTAACTTCCTGTTGGAGCACTCGGCGGGCAGCACGGGGCCGGAACCCGGAACAACCTATACAGTCCGCGTTTGGAACGGAGCCGATCCCGTACCAATGTCAGTACTGCGTACCGTAACCGGCATCACGGGTACGTCATGGACTTACACGAACGGTATGGACGTAGGAGACGGTCATCTGCCGTCTTATTGGTTCACGTTGGAATCGGTACGCGGCGGTCTTGCATCGTTGCAACATTACCAGTTCCGGTTGTATCGCATCGGCGCATTCGATGACGATTTCGACTACAATTTTGATGGGGGACCACCCTGATGCCCGGTACGAGTGGACCGAATCTAGGCGTCGTATGGGGATATGCGCCCCACGAGGATGGTTGGGGTGTTGGTGCATTCAATCCTAACTTCGCACGGCTCGATGCCTTGGTGCATCTAGCTGTGCTCGATAGAATGAATTCGCCACCCAGTATCCTACCGGTGAACGGGGACCGCTACATCGTTGGCAGTGCGGGGGCTGGCGCGTGGGCGGGACACTCGAACGCGATTGCGGTCTTTGTGGTTACTGATTGGTTCTACTACGTGCCGAAGCTAGGCTGGCAAGCCTGGAATTCCATGACCGATACGACATGGGTGTTTAACGGTACAGGGTGGATCGAGAACCTTGTAATCGATGACAGGTTTGATCTCTCATCACCCGTCGATGGGGATGTCATCGTTTACGATGATATGACCAGTAAGTATATAAACGTGCGACCGATGCGCGGCTTGGGATTTGGCACCCGTCCTGGCGGTCTGCTTACCGCCGATCAGCCGGTATTCTTCCACCGCTTTGCCTTTGATTTCACGATTCCCGCTGACTTTGTGGGTTACCGGAGCGCATCAACCACGCTGGGTGGAACCTCGAATGCTACTGCGAATACCGTATTCAGGGTGCAAAAGGCGCTAGCCGCATCGCCTTTGACGTTCGCCAATGTCGGTACGCTGACAGTCGGGGCGGGTAGCGTGAACCTCACCGCTGCCAGTTCATCCGGTAGCGATATCACATACGATTACAACGATACCATCCGTATTCTCGCCCCAACAGTACCGGACACCGGGCTAACTGGAGTCTATGGCACTGTGATAGGATATGAAACATGACCGGTTTCACCGATCGTACTTCGCAGGGTGTCCTCGCCCACCTCGTGGGCAAGACCGCGCTTTACACGTTACCGACAACGCATGTCGGATTGTTCACCGTTGTTGGAAGTGATGCGGGGACCGGGTTCACCGAGGTGTCGGCTGGCGGCTATGCGCGAGTAGCAACGGTGGCAGGGGATTGGGCTGCGCCTACCGGGTCAGCCCCTAGCACGGTAGCCAACGCGAACGTTATCGCCTTCCCCGGTGCGACAGCCGATTGGGGTACGGCTATCGCATTTGGCCTGTTCGACGCCCTGACCACCGGTAATTTGCTGGCGTGGGATTACCTGGGGAACTTCATTTGGTTGCCGGCGACAGTGAACTCCGCTTCCCCTGGTGTCATCACAACTAAGGCGCACGGGTTCAGCGCAAGTGATCGGGTGGTCTGGACGAACGAGTATGGCGGTACGCTACCCGGTTTCTCGGCTTCGAATTTCACCGGTCTATTGACCGTCAACAGCCCCGCTACGGATACCTTTACCGTTCAAAACGGCGCCACGGTGGTCAATACCAATTCGACCGGATCAGGGATGGTCCGTAAGGTCGCGTCTCAGATTATCGCCAGTGGCGTGTCGGCGGCATTTCCCGCCGGCTCGCTGATCATCACGTCGAGCTAATCGGATGGCAGTCGTCTTTCTGGAGGGATTCGATAAGTACGGTGGCGCTAATAGCAATAACACGAGCGTTGCTGCGCTACTGACGGCGGGTGAGTGGAATAGCGCGGGTGCTGCCTTGAATATCGTCGCGCCGCTTTCGGCAACCGGTAATGCCCTGTCGTTTCTGTCTCAGAATAATGCTCTCTCAAAGACCTTGGCGGCGTCATACGGGAGGCTCATTGGCGGATTTCGGTTTAGTAGCAATTTAGGCGGCTTTGCCGGGATACAGTTTAATGATGCCGGCACTGCTCAGGCGTCTATTGCGGTTACTTCATCGGGCGTCTTTATAGTGCGTAATGGAGCAATCAGTAGCGGCACGATTTTGGGCACTTCGACGGTAAGTGTCAGTGCAAACAGCACACATTACCTCGAATTTGACATCACCTTTGGCAATGCCGCAGCCTATCAGGTATGGCTTGACGGCGTCTCGATTCTTGGACCGGCAAGCGGTGATACGACAACGACGGCTAACAATACAGCAAACGGGATATCGTTATCCGTTGGTACGGGGGCCGTTTGGGCAGTTACGGTAGACGACTTCTATTTGTTTGATGCTACTGGCACCACTAATAACGCGGCGTTGCTCACCTCCCCGCGCATAGAAACCACGTTTCCGGCTAGCGACAGCGCAGTGCAGTTTGCGTTTGGTGCCGGGATACTGGGGTCATCTGTTCCGGTAGTTACTTCGACATCAGGAGGTACGGCTAATTTCCTGACGCTGCGTAGGTTTATACCTAGCGTAGCCTGTACGCTCAACTCTATCTCAACTGTCGTTAGCGGTGCCAGTGTCACGGCTAATTTTCGCGGCGTAGTTTACGCAGACAGTGCCGGCGTTGCCGGTGCGTTACTCTCGTCAGGCACTACGGTTACCGGCAATGCTGCGAACGTACCGGTTATATTGCCCTTGATCACCCCGCAAAATCTTGTGGCCGGAACAGCTTATTGGCTTGGTTGGATGACCGACACCAACGGATCAACGGTAGTGTCGGACGGCTTGAGTCAAGTGTACCGCGTAGCTGCAACGTTTTCGTCGGGCGCACCAGCTACTGCCGGCGTGATGACTGTGTCAACCAGTTATATGATATGGGGCAATCTTACTGGTATATCCGTAAATAGCTATGAGGTTAGTCAACGACCACCGGTTGGTCAGTATTCCTATGTCTACGATTCAACCGTTGCCCATGAGGATCTTTATACCTTTGCGCCGCTGACTACATCCCCGAACGTCATCCATTCCGTAGCGGTGAAGGCATATACGCAAAAGTCGGACAGCGGTACGCGAACCGTCTCAATGCGTACCAAATCGGGCGCGACCGACAGTGGGGGCAGCCTGACCGGGCAAGTGCAGGGAACAACCTTCGGCTGGTTGGGTAGCTACTTCCCGGTCGATCCGAATACCAGTGCCGCCTGGATTCCAGCAAACCTCGATGCCGCTACCAGCGGCTTCCGGATCGACAGCTAGTCGATGGCGAACACCACTTGGAGTACAACTGACAAGAGTCCCAACGTCACCTTAACTGGTGGCAACTTAATCGCGACCGCAGCGGCGACCGCTGTAGGGGCACGGGCTGCCGATCGGCAGATTACCGGCAAGTTTTACTGGGAATGTACCCCCACGGTGTGGGCGGGGGCGAACACTAGCGTCGGGGTTTGCAACTCGACCGTGGCTGTAATCGGAATGGCGGCTGCCCCGGTGGGTTCCCTGAACGTCATCAAAAGCGGCACTATCAACCTCAACGGTGCGGCATCCGGCTCGACGCTGGGTGCTCTGGTTGCCGGTAATGTGATCGGCATTGCGGTTGATCTCGTTGCTCAAATGGGGTGGCTGCGGGTCGCGCCTTCGGGAAATTGGAACGGTAGCGCCACGGCGAACCCGGCCACGGGGATCGGCGGTTTACCGCTTAACAGTATCAGTAGCGGCGGTTTAATTCCGCTGTACCCGGTCTGCGCTTTCGCGGGCGTGAGCGACAGTACGACCGCCAATTTCGGCGATACTGCATTCACCGGGACTGCCCCATCCGGTTTTACCGGTGGGTTTACTGCCGGGGCTACGATTCCCCTTAATACATACCTCGCTGGGGTAGGCCGCGAGGCACTCGTCAGTTCGCCCGGTGTACTGCGTATTGGTGGTGTTGCCCGTGAAGCACTGGTTTCCGGCCTAGGGCTGTCAGGCAGGCTTACCGGTGGGGCATTCGGTCGGGGTAACTTTGTACCGGTGTTTGCCACGCTTGATCTAGCGGGCAGCGTGACAGCGCAGAGTCAGGGTAGGGGCACCGGTCCCGGTGCGTTCCTGTTTTTAGGTGGGCGGATCGGCGCAGCCTCGTCTCTCGTGGGAGGGGTGTCATCGACGGGCGTGGTAGCCGATGATCCGGCTTACGTTGTCACGGTGATCACATGAGTGACGGCGATAAGCCGAGTGGGGTGACCGGGCTTGTCTCCCGGTTGTTTGACTACGTCGATCGCCCGTGGAAGGTGCTGGCTGTCGTTGTGTTGGTCGTCGTTGGTATCGCCGGTTGGATCGTCTACGAGAAGCGGAATGAGCTAGTCGAGTATTGGATGACACCGGACGTTCCCGTTCTCAAGACCGCTAACATTCCTGCCGCTTTAGACAGGCTGGTTGACGATAGCCAAGCCGACATCGTTCAGATTTGGTCCGTCGATCTCCAGTCGAACACGCAGTCGTTCATTGCAGCCCGCAATAAGGGGGGTGAGCGACCGGTGATCCCCCATCCGCGTTCTCTCCCTATAATCGCCCATATCAGTGATGCTAAAGCCTTAGTGGACGTGCTCAACGGCAACCCTGTCTGTGTACCACTGACCGATAAAGGGACGCCCCTGGCTCGCCGACTCGCCGCGAGACAGATGACTTTCGGGTGCGCCATCCCGATACCTCCCGGCCCGGAATCGTTCGTCGGTGTGATATACTTGGCATGGGCTAGCCAACCCGAACAATCGACCATCGATGTGTCCGTTAAAGTTGCGCGCGAAGTCGCGGGCAGACTGGCGACACACTAGGAGCGGACGATGAAAACGAATGCCGCTGGGTCGAATCTGATCAAGCGTAACGAGGGTTCTAAGCTAACCGCGTATGTGTGCCCCGCTGGGAAGCTCACGATCGGCTATGGGGACACTGGGCCGCACGTTTTCCACGGTATGACGATTAGCCAGGAGGAAGCAGAGGAGTTACTTGCGAAGCGTCTAGAGCGCGAGTTCGAGCCGGGGGTGCTGAAGTTGATCGGTGATGCCCCGACCACACTTAATCAATTCAGCGCGTTAGTCAGCCTTGCGTACAACATCGGATTGGGTGGACTAGGACGCTCTACGGTCCTGCGGAAACACATCGAGGGTGATTACGAGGGGGCGGCCGAGGCTTTCCATATGTGGAATCGGGGCGGCGGCCAAGTATTGCGCGGGCTGGTACGGCGGCGCAAGGAAGAGGCTGACCTATACCTTACCAACGAGGAAGACGGTTAAAGTGGACGAGGGAGTAAGCGCCATGTGCTTTTCCGTGTTGTGGCTGATTCAGACCGTGGTTTGGCTGGTTGTTGTAGCCGGTGCCGTGGCGATTCTGATGATCCTTTTACCTATTCTGCTTAGCTGGCTGGGTTGGGCCGGCGACATCGTGATGAGGATTATCAAGATCATTGTCGCCGTCATCGTGATCGTGACCTTGCTTTGGTTTCTCTACGATTTGTGGGTTTGCGCTGGCGGGCGCTTGCAGTGAGGGTTGTTACCCTCGTACCTGTACGTGACGCGGGACCGGATTACCGGAACCCCGTATGAAAGGTTCTACGATCCAGTGCTTGTCGCCCCGCCGTGCTAGATATCTGGATACCATGTGTATCCGGGGACTCTTACGCGCATATCCTAGAGAAGCGCGCGGCACTTCCTTGGCGACCCGGTTACCGGAGAGGTGCATCACAACCTCTGTGTGGTCGAGGAGTGGAGTTTCGCGTCTCTTGGTTCTGGCTTTATTGATCTTAGACCTGTCCACCTGTCTGTACTCCACAGCCTGACGGCTGGAGGTAAGGAGCAGGACGATCGTCCAGATCTCGATGTATTCGCCGTAGACATCGGCATAGGAGGCGTTGAGCCTTTCTTCGATGTCACCGAATCTGGAATACAGCAAGTCAAAGTATTTTAATCCCCAATCGCTAGGCTTGTGCTTGGCTGTTCGCCAGATGTCTTTTAGGGCTTCCAGTTGTACCGGGTTATCCTTCCACATCTGGCCCAAGTTGCTTTGAAGGATTCCGGTTTTCCGGGCGGAGGGTTGCTCGATGCGGCGATCGAGATCGAAGAATGCACCGATTGGCGCGATGTTAGGGACATCCACGCCACTGGATGCCCATGCCCACGTAGCCGTGCCTTTCCGCCCACCCGTATCCGTTTCCAACAGGAAGCCCAGGCGATCGGGTACAGGACGGCCGGGTATCTCCTCTTCATGGAACCGCCTACGAAGCTCCTCGCGTCCGGATTCGGCCCATTCGACCCACATGACAGGGTAAGGGACTTGGAGGTGGGCAAGGGCGTCCAGTAGCACCCTAGGGCGTCCCAGACCTATCTCAACAGAAGCGTGAATCGCTGCGTTGTCGAGCAGGAAACGTGGTGCG